GACATTGGCGAACATCGCGACGACATCGGTTCCCCATGCGCGGATCAGCTTCAGCGCGAATGCGGTCGCGACAGCCTCGCCGAACTCGACGATGACCGAGCGATACTCGACCAGGAAGCGCACGAGCGAAGCCAGGCCGCGAACAATCTCCGCGATGTCCTGGCCGATCTTGTGAAATGCAGCCTTGCCCTCATTCGACTGAAGAGCCTGGTTGATCTCATTCATCAGGTTCTTGACGGTCGCGTAGAGGCTGTCGCTCATTCCGCCGGCTTCGCCAGTGAACGCGGCGGCCATTTGAATCATGTTCGTCTTGAACGTGTTCATCTCGCCGACGAGCGTCTGCGACATCTGCTCTGCGGCGCCCGCGTGGGCGACACCCAGCTGACGCATCATGAGCTCCATCGCGGGACGTGCGGCGATTGCGCCAGCGCTGATCTTCTTGACCATTTCGTCCATGGTCATGCCCAGCACGTTCGCCATGGTCCGCATGCCGTCCGGCACGAAGATCGCGAACTGGCGCCGGAGCTCCTTGAGGCTCAGCGTGCCCTTGTCGGCCATTTCCTGCAGCGCGAGGGCGACGTGCTGCATGGTGAAGCTATTACCGCCGAAGGCAGCGACCGCATCGGTCGTTTCCTGCAGCATCCCCTTCATCGGGTCGATGCCGGTGGACTTCAGACGGACGAAGCTGTTGGCGAGATCCTGGACGGAGTAACCCGTCTGCTTGGACATCTCGAAGAGCGCCGCCATGTCCTGGCGCGCTTCCTGCGTCTTGCCGGCGTCGGTGATCGCCGTCGACATGCCCTTCATCAGGAGAGTCTGCCGTTCGAGCTCGGCTGACATGGAGATCGCTTCCTCCATGACGCCCGCGATCTTGTGACCGAAGGACTCGACGATGCTCTCGATGCCGGCGATCGTCAGGACGTAATCGCGAAGGTGCTGCAGGCTCGAACCTGCCATTTGGCCGGACTTGTCGAGGGAGTGGCCGAAGGTATCGACGTGGGCGGCGGTTTCCTTAACCTGGCCGCCGAAGACGCGCATCTGCGAACCCGCAGACGTAAGCCGGCCGGAGTAGTTGCTCGTGTCGAGATCGAGAACAACCTGAAGCTGACGCGAACTCACTGACTACTCCGACCCTTTGTATATGTGTTAGCCAACAGGCGTTTTGCGCCCAGCTTTCAATTCCTCCTGCAGCTGCTTGAACTTCCGACTATCGAACGGTTTGACCGTCACGACTGGGGTGCCCAGTTCAGCTGAAAGCCTCTTTCCGAGACGTTCCGCGGCTTCCGGGTGTTGAGCGGCGCTCATCACGTTCAGCTGGCGTTGGTCAGCCTCTGCTCGAAGCCGATCGACGTTGCGGTTGTAGGCCCAAAAGGCTCGCAGCGGCATCGCAAGCACCGCTGGATAATTCATCCCGTAGAAGTAGCTCACCCGAGCCACGAAGAATGAGATGTCCAGCGCCTTGAGAACCGGCTTCGGTCCTTCGTCTACTTCGCCGGAGTCGCCTCCGGCGTCGTCTCGTTTCCCTCCGCACTCGCTTCAACGGGTGCCGATTCCTCGGTGATCTTTTCCCTGGTCTCGCGGAGCCAGTTGAAGATCGCCCACAGTTTCGGCTGCTCCAGCTCATCGACCGGCAGTGACGGGAACAGCTCGCGGATCTGGTCGCGAACGGTCTCGATCACATCGACGATCGTTGCCTCTTTCCCTTCCTCGTTCGCCTGGGCTTCGTCGACCTTAGTCTGACGACGCGCCTGGTTGATGAAGTCACCGACCGTCAGCGTCCGCATGGGATGCTTCACGCCCTTGTGGCTGATCGCCAGCGGGCTTTCGGGCAGCTCGACCTCATCGAGGTTGAGAATATCGGGGTTGCTCATGTGGGGGTGTGTCCTGTGCTAGAGAGAAGAAGGGAGTGGGGAATAAGACCCCACTCCACGCGAAAGGTTAGGCCGCAGCCGGGTCACCCATGTTGAAGAGCTCGCCGCTCGTGAGATCGACGAAGCCGTCGAACTCGACCGAGTAGACGCGCTGCTTGCCGCTCTCGAAGGTGAACGTGAACGCGCCGGCGCACATGGCGAGCGGAACGGTCAGGTCGGCCGACTTGTCGGTAGACGCACGGTCGTGCGGGTGGAGAACCAGCGCACCGGCGAGAGCGCGCAGCGACGTGCCAACCGAAGCGTTGATCTCCAGGCGCTTCGTGGTCGTGCCGACGAGCGTCGAGCCGGGGAACACCGCGGCAAGCTTGGTGAGGTCGCGCTCGGCCATGGGAACGGTGACCTTGATGGTCCGGCCATTGATGACGTTATCGATGATGGACTCGCCATACTGGTCCGCCTTGACCGGCTGAACCGTGGTTCCGAACTGAACCTGGACGCCGCCCATGGTCAGACCGAGGTCGGTCGCCTTAAAGGTGACATCGCACGGACCCATCTCCAGGGTCGAAAAGTCGGGGGTCGTGGGCATTCTCTACTCCAATGGATCCAAGGGATGTGTTTCAGGGCCGCAGTATAGCACGCATGTGTGTCATGTGCCATGCACTTTTTACGAGATGATCCCGTAGCCGACGCTGACACGACAGCTGACTTCGATGTCGTCGGCGGTGCCCTTGGGGTAGCTGATCGGTAGGGTCTTCGGCACCATCCAGCTGATCTCGACACCGTTGGCGACATCGGTCATCCGGTTGACGCGGAGCGCCTGGCTGATCGCGAGGCAGCGGTTGTAACCGGCGAGCGGATCGGGGTCGCGCACGATGACCTGGAACTCCGTGTTGAAGAAGTTCTCATGCCCATCATCGATCATCGCACCCGCAAGCGGCTCGCGCAGCATCGCCGCGCTCTTCACTTCAGCCGGCATCGTGCCGATGAAGAGATCCTCGCCCAGCGTTCCGACACCTGCGGTCTGCAGGATCTCGCCGACCGCCATGAACAGGTTCATCATAGTGCAAATCCTTCCACCACATCGTCGAGCCAGCGGTCCCACACCTGGCCGCCCTCAAATTCTGAATCATATTCCGCGAGCGCGCGCTCCAGGAACAGCGGTCCCACCTTGTATTCCGGCCCGCGCATGGCCTTCGCTTCAGATGCCGGACCCAGCCGGTAGTCGAAGCTTTCGTGGATCCACCTGGCGTAGAGATCGACGTTCACGTCACCTACCATTCCGCCGACCCATACGGTCGCTTCGAGCCGCCCCAAGTTTCCATAGTCCTCGTCGAGATGATGGGCGCGTTCGAGCTCGTGCTCCGGTGCGGAGTGAGCGCCGTGCGGTCCTTTCCAGTCGACCGGCGCGTTCCTGATCGACTGCTGCATCACCAGCTTCGAGACCAGGCGCATCTGACGCAGCGCTTTCTTGCCGACGAGGTGACCCTCGCGAGCAAAGACGCCGGCCAGGGCGTTCGCGTCGAAACCACGGAAGTAGAGGCGAGCGGTCATAGTGGCCCGGCCTTGATGTTGCCGGTCACCTGGTAGTGATCGAGCCGCCCGAGAATGTTCCGGCGCGGCATGATGCCTTTGACCTCGACGTGCAGACCCTCGACCTCGATCACGTCGCCGTCGCTCACGATGACGTTCTTCGGGAGAAGAAGCGTGGCCTGGACCGTATCGATGTCGGCAGCGCCGCGGGATGCCGACTGGTCCGCGCGCACCTGGCTTGGCGTCACGGTATCGCCGAGATCGACGACGCCGAGCTTGATGCCGACAGGCGCGTCAAATGACGCGCGACCGAAGGCATTGCGACCATTCTTGCGGTGCAGCAGGGCAGGGACATTGGCAACGAACATTCAAGCCTCCAGTGTGACGCGTGCATCCGATGACGGGTGGAAGACCTCATCACGGATCTCGTGGTAAGTCGGGATCCCGGCGTCATTGGAGACGATCGAGATTTCCTGTCCGAACCATTTGTAGTTCGGGTCAGGGTGAGTGATCTGAACCGTGTCATGCCCAGCCTCGAAGGCGGTGTGCATGTAGATTTCGTTCCAGGCGTGCATCAGGTTCTGGCGCACTGTGTCCCGGATCAGCTTCGAGGACTTGTAATTCCGGCCGAGCCTGTCCGCGAACTTGAACACCGGGTTGGTGGCGTTCTCCACAAGCACCGACGCGGCGGCTTCACTCATCGACATGCCGGAACGCATGTTGAAGTCGACCCGCAGCCCGTTGTCCCTGATCTGCTGGGCCATGGTGATGACATCGCGCTGCGCCTGCATCTCGATCTGCCGCACCGCGTAGGCTGCGACCTCGAAGATGAAGCCGTGATGATCCTCCAGACCGGCCGGCTCATCGAGCCCGCAGTCCGCGCAGGACGCATCATAGCTGTCATACGCGCAGTCCATCATGGACTCATTCAGCGAGGCGTGTTCCATGCTCGCGTAGTGAGCGGCCGCCTCGTATCCGTTGGCGATCGCCTGCTCGCGTGCGACGACATCGATCGGATTGTGCCGCATGACGGCATCCACCTGGCCGCGCAGCACATCGAGGAAGTTCTGGTAGCGGTTGCCCGCGGCGTCCACAGTGGCAGCCAGGTCGAACGGCTGAAACCCGCCGCCCGCAGTGTTCACGTCGCTAATGCCGAGCCCTGAGTCCAAACTCACGCGCGCGCCACCTGGACAACAATGCGAATGAAGCTCTTGATCTCCTCATACGCCTGCCGACTGATCGGCAGGTTGAGGTAGGGCTTTGAGTTGAAGAACATCTTCGACTCGCCGATCGATTCCGAGATGATCCCCATCTCGCGCTTGTCGCTCGCCGGATCACCGCCGAGCAGCACGTTGGCCTCCGCGAGCTGCGCCCGCTTCATCGCGCGTTGGAAGCTTTGGGGCAGGGCGTGGAACTCGTCTGCCGAGATCCTGGACAGCGGCACCCGGCGGCCCCACCAGGCGATGCGCTGATAGGTGTCCGGGTAGGCGTGGAGCTCGACGGAGACTCGCAGTAGGCGCCGGTATGCTTCCTGCATTGCTGCGATCTGCATTTGCTTGGTCGCCTCATCCCAGCCCGCGAGGTTCGCGAACTCGGTGCGCAGCAGCACAGCTTCGGGGTAGGTCTGAAAACTGTTGAGAGACACCTGCAGGGGCGCGCTGGAGACGATTAGAAACGCTTCGCGCACTTCAACCACATCTGATGCGGTCGTGCATTCGAGAACGATCTCACGCGCGTCTGACGCGGGCACCGGGGCGCCCACAACCGGCGGTTGAATGGTCAGCTGGTCAGCAGTGAGCGCGACCGTCGCATTCTGGTCATTGGGGACGAACGTATCGACCGTGCCATTGCCGAGCGGATTGCCCTGGGCGTCATACAGCGTCCAGCTCACCGCCGTCGCCTGGACTGCAGTGCCGTTGTCGTCGACTAGCGTGACAGTGATGGAGCCGGCCAGGCCGGCGGTGAGCTGCTTGGGCATTACTTGGCCGCGTTCTTCGCCTGGGCCTCAAGGATCTTGTCGACCAGCTCCGTGATCGAGCGACCCTTCACGCCGAGGGGATCGGCGAGCTTGCGCAGACCCTCGACACCATCGTTCGCGCCGACAGCTTCGAGCTCCTGGCGAGACC